ACGCAATTGTAGTTCCGTCAGGCGGTGGAAATGTTGGTATTGGAACGATAGCACCATTGGGTACTCTATCAATAGTGTCTGCAAATACAACAGGCCTCACGACTTCATCAGCAATTAATTTAACCGCAAACAGTTTAACAACAGGAACTGGATTGTATATAGCGTCTACCAGTTTGACCACAGGTATTGGACTTAATATGGATTTCACTGGTACTGCGGCAACTGGCACGTCTAAACAGGGATTAAGAATAATATTAGCAGGCACTCACGTAGCATCTGCAGTTACTTCATACGGATCGATAATTAGTAACACACACGTAGGCACTACATCAGTCAACTACGGTTTATATGTAACAGCAAGTGGTGGTGACAGTAACTCCTGTTTATACATTCCAGCATTAGCAGCATCTGCAACAAACTATGCAATAAATAGTGTAGCTTTAGCAAAATCTTATTTTGGTGGTCCTATTGCAATAGGAACTAATACAGTACCAATGACAAATGGTTTGTTGCACATTGAGTCAACAAGTACTGCTTCTGTTACTGGGGTTATTAGAAATTTATCGGCTGGTGCAAGTGCATATACAGAATTTATTTTCGGTAATGATACCTCAGCTACTCAAGCTGAAATATTTTTAAATAGTTCTGCCAATACAGCTTGGGGTGGTGTAAGTTCATTAAATATTTATAAATCTGGTAACTTCCCGATTGCATTTCATACTAACTCGGCAACAAGAATGATTATATCTGGTGCAGGTGTTGTTCGATTAAACGCATATACGACTGACGGAATCGTAATGACTACTTCTGCAAATGGTACATTAAATACTACAGTTGTTTTGCCTATTACTAATGGCGGAACAAACAGTACTGCTACAGCAACAGCTGGTGGGATAGGTTACGGAACAGGTACTGCTCACGCTTATACGGGAGCAGGAACAACGAACCAAGCATTAGTATCAAATGGAGCAGGAGCACCAACTTGGGCTACCCTTGATATGAGTTATCTTGAGGGCTCGTTTGCAACAAAAATAACGTCAACGCCGACAGGCATAACTCTAACTTCTGCTCACAGCACAGTTATAGTTACCGCTACTGGACAAACGATAACACTTCCAGCAGCAAATACGTGCTCAGGAAGAATATATGTTGTGTCACAAAGAGTTGCTGCAGCAACTACCACGGTCGCATCGGCTAGCACTATTAATGGGGTTGCTTCAATAGGACCAGGGTCTGCATCCAAAGCACTTGTAGCTACATACCAATCTGACAATTCTGTTTGGTGGGTGATTGGAACAACACTGGTTTAATATAGGATTATAATAATTTACAATATATAGTATATGGAAAATTCATTAAAAATTCAGATACCTGACGGTTGGAACGAGGTAACAGTTCAACAATATCAGGACATTGTTGAGGTTAAAGACTCAAACATATTAGAGATTATATCAATCCTCACGAAAGTGGATTTAGACATCATAAAAACGATGGATATAAATTCATTGGGGAGGATAAAATCGCATCTGTCGTGGTTGTCAAAGCTTCCCGAAGACGAATATTCTCCGGTGATAACAATCGATGGAGACCAATACGGTCTTGTGGGAAAATTGACAGATCTTACTATGGGCGAATGGTTCGATATTGAGCATTATTTGGCCGATGTTAATGAAAACATCCATAAGATTTTCTCTATTTTATATAGGCCTCTTTTAGTATTGCATAAAAACGGTGATAGAATAGTAGAAAAATATAACAACGAATCCGCTGACAGAAGAGCTGAGTTGTTTCTCGAAAAAGCTATGATAGGTGATGTATACGGAGCCTTTGTTTTTTTTTCTCTTATCGCAAAAGAATCTATGATAACAATAAAGGATTATTTAACTCAGGAGATACTGATGATGACAAAGGGGAAGTAAACGAATTTTCAGAAACTGAACAGGAAAAGCATTTAAGATTGGCAGAAGAAAAAAAAGAGTCTGATAACACTGCAAAATGGAGCTGGTACAGCTTTGTTTATTGTCTTGCACAAGGGGACGTGACGAAGATAGAAGCGATATTTGAAATGAATTTTGTTTTTATTTTAAATCACAAATCATTCGAGTTGGAAAATAAAAAAATAAAAGAATGGTATGATTGGAGACGATTCAATGTCGAAGCGAGGGTCGAAAAATAAATTTTATATATATTTCCATATAAACCCAATGAAAAATGAAATATTTTATGTTGGCAAAGGTTGCGGAAAACGAGCTTATGATAAACATTCAAGATCAATTTTTTGGCATAATACGATAAATAAATATGGATATATCATTGATATTACGGAAACCGGATTAAGTAATGAAGAAGCGATGATAAGAGAAGTATTTTATATTAAGAAAATAGGAAGAAGAGATTTAGGATTAGGCCCATTGGTAAATATGACATTTGGTGGAGAAGGGACTATTGGTAAAATATGGTCAGCTGAAACCAGATTGAAAATATCATTAAATCAGAAAGGTAAAAAAAGAGGCCCTTCTCCGCTAATTGGAATTAAAAGAGGTCCTTCTCCACTCAAAGGCACTAAATACTCAGAAGAGAGTAAATCGAAAATGAGTTTATCGAAAATGGGGCATATAAGTGCAAATAAAGGTAAAAAATTTTCAGATGAGGTTAAACTCAAAATGAGTATCGCAGCAAAAAATAGAAAGAAAAAATGACTGGAGAAAATATAATATTGACGCAAATGTCTCATCCAAATGAGACTGTTTCAATAACACTCATACCATTAATTTCATTACAGGCAAATAATTTTATAATTCTTAAAGATTTTTTAGAATCTTTTGATGATAATTCTTGGTTTGCAAAGGCACAAAAAACAGTTGAACAGGCTTTATGACAGAAGAAACCATCACTCTTATCGGAAAGAACACGACTATTGATAATAAAGTAATAGAGTGCCAAAAAGAAATCAACAATATCAATAATATATTAAAGGAACTCGGACTTCCCGAAATTAGTGTTGACATAAATGCATTAACAAAATAATAATTAACCCGTGACAAGAACTATTTATATGTTAACAGAAGATGGTATTCCTTTTTATATTGGAAAGACTAAATCCCCAATAACGAGATATTCTGCTCATAAAAGAACTTATCCAAATTCCATTTTTGAAATTATAGATGAAGTTCCTACAGCAGAATGGAAATTCTGGGAAAGACATTATATTTCATTGTATAAATCTTGGGGATTTAATTTAAGAAATAAGAAATTATATGATGGTGTCGGCGGTGATGTCGTTTCAGCTGAAACAAGAAAGAAAATATCAGATGCAAGAAAAGGTAAACAAGGAAATTTCGAAGGAAAAACCCATACCGATGAATCCAAAAAGAAAATGCGGTTATCTCACGTAGGAAAAAACATATCAGATGAAACCAGAAAGAAAATATCGTTAGGTGAATTAGGGAAAAAAATATCTGATGAAACCAGAAAGAAAATGTCTGACGCAAAGAAATGTCTGCCTGGAAAAAAACTATCAGACGAAACCAAAAAGAAAATATCGTTAAGTTTGCTTCGAAATAAAATTAACATAAATAAATAATGGAAGACGACTTAAATATAAAAATCAGTACTACTATTGAAACTGCAAACTCTGCTAAGTCTTTGCAGGATTTGAAGAAGTCTATGAAGGAACTGCAAAATCTAACACAATCCGTTGGAGAAGGGACTTCCGATTTCAATAAATTGACAGCTGCCATAGCAAAAGGCAAAGATAAAGTAGACGATCTAAATGATTCAGTACAGTCTTTAAAAGGATCTGGAGTTGAAAAATTAACAGGCTCAATAAACCTTTTAAAGGAAGGATTTACAAACGCAGATCCTGGAAAGCTTTCCGTTGGTATGAAGGCTCTCGGAACTGCGATGCTTGCTATTCCTATTTTTCTAATCATTGAAGGCATCAAATATTTGATAGAGAACTTTGATAAGCTTAAGAGCTCATCTGGTTTGATAGGAAAAGCTTTTACTGCAATAGGAGATGCTATCACTTGGGTCACTGATAAAATATCAGCATTTACAGATTGGCTTGGCATAACAACCGTTGCTCAAAACAAATTGACAGATTCGATAATAACAAGCAATGCTTCCATTAAAAAATCTGTAAATGATAGGTATGATAGTGAAATTTCCGCAGCTAAAAGAGCTGGTGAGGAAACTGAACTGTTGGAGATAGCAAAACAAAAGGCTTATCTTGAGACAAATAAAATAGCTATAGCTGCAATAGAAGCACGTATAGCAAGAAGTGGAACTGCATCAAAGGAAGATAAGGAGTTGCTTGAGAAGCTAAAGACCGAAAACGTCGCAGCAAACCAAGCTATTTTAGATAATTGGGATACATACCAAGATAATAAATTAGAGAAAGCTAAGAAGTATAAGGAAGACCACGATAAATTATTAAAAGAAGAAGTTGCTAAAAGTGGTAAAGCCTGGATGGAAGAACTCGCAGCTAAAAAGGCTAAAGAAGATGCGTTTGAAGCATTAGAGGATGCAAAGAATGCTAAGATGTTATCTGCTACTGAAGAGCTCATAAAGAACACTGCACAGCTAAAGGATGCAGAAGAATTAAGGCTTGCTACTAACGCTGAGGCAAAACTTGCAATTAAAAGGGCGAGAGATCTTGCTGAAATAGAAGATGAGCTTGCAAGGTCGAACGGTTCTGTTGAAGCATATCAAGCTGCTGCCGATGCAAAAACAATTATCGATAACAATTACACTGCCGCAGTTAAGTCTAACAATGATGAGGTAGCTGCACAGGCAAAAAAGAATGCAGACACAAAAACAAAAAATGAATTGGACGCTGCGACGAGAGCCACCCAAGGTCTTCAAGGTCTTTCTGATTTATATTTTGCAATAAAATCTGCTAATACTAAAAAAGGATCCGCAGAAGATTTAAAAAATGCAAAACAGCAATTTAAAATAAATAAGGCTTTGTCATTGGCAACAGCAGTTATTTCTGGTATACAAGGAACTATTGCTGCGTTTAGTTCTGGAGCCGCTGTTCCAGTAGCTGGAGCTGTGTTAGGACCGTTGTATGCAGTTGCCGCAGCAGCAGCAGCAGCCGCTAATATTGCTAAAATTGCAGGTACACAGTTCGATGGTGGAGGATCTACATCTTCATCTCCAACATCATCTACACCGGCTGTAAACACTCCTACACCAGCAGACACCCCAGTGCCTAATAAACCAGATTTTTCATTGTTTGGAAACAACAACCAGAATAATGTTGGAAGCAACCAAAACATAACAGTCAATGCTGTGGTTGTCGCAACAGAAATTACAGATGCGCAAACTTCCATTAATTATACAAATAATATGGGGACCTTGTGATAAAAAGAAATGTTGTTTATCAACATATAAATTTAATTACAAAAGAAATCTTTTATATAGGAATTGGTGTTAATATGAAAAGACCATATTCTATAACCAACAGAAGTTCTTTTTGGAAAAATGAATTTAACAAATATGGAAGAATTGTAGAAATTTTGCATATTAATTTAGATAGGAAAGAGGCCTGTCTTTTAGAATGTTTTTATATAGCTAAATATGGAAGAAGAGATTTAGGATTAGGCCCATTAGTAAATATGACCGACGGTGGTGATGGAACAATAGGACGTGTCCCGTGGAATAAAGGAATTAAAACTGGTGTGCCTTCACCTATGAGAGGATTAAAAACAGGCATCCCTTCTCCAAAGAAAGGAATCAAAACAGGTCCTTCAAAAAAGAAAGGAATCAAAACAGGTGTTCCTGCCTGGAATAGCGGGTTATCCAAAGATGAGATGCTAATATATAGAAAAAAGAAATTAAATAAACAAATATGAATACAACAACAAGTTATAATAAAATTTTACAAACAATAGATTCGTTTGCATCTCAACATCTACAAATAAAGAAATACTCTTTCGATTTCGATGAGCAGATGCCAAACCTTGCAACCTTGGATGAAAAATATCCATTTCTATTTGTATCACCAAACAGTTCGACATTTAATGAAAATACTAATGAGTTTACATTAAACATTTATTGTTTTGACATTATACAAAAGGATCGCTCAAACATAAATACTATTGTATCAGACACAAATCAGATATTAAATGATTTATATCGATGGTTTTTTGACGGGTCAATACAAGGTATTGATCTTCTTGGAGCTACGAATGCAACACCTATCAATAATGCTCTTCTCGATTATTGTGCCGGTTGGCAGATGCAATTGACATTAACCGTGGATCCGTATTCATTCTGTGATATTCCATTAACTTAATAAATATTAATATCAAATACAATATATAGCATAATGACAAAACTACCAAAATATAAGATTTCGATTGACCCGGAGTTTGCCAATGGTGAAGATCTTGGAATAGAACAAATCGCATTCACGTCAAACCCCGCAATTAAGGTTAAAGGAATGGCATTCGTTGCGGCTCCTATCGAAAAGAAACTTTGTTTTGCCGATGGAGTTAAGATGAGAATCGCTGCTCCTGCATTGATTCCGATGGAAATTTATCGTAATGACGAGGATGGAGAGTATTTTGTAGAATTTACAGTTCAAGAAATTGAAGCTATACATTCCAAATTTATGTTAAACTTGAATAATCAAGATAAATTTAATTTGGAACATAATTCAAGCAAAACGGTTCCTGCATATATACTTGAGACTTGGATAGTAGATGAGCCTTTATTGGATAAATCATACTCTACATTCGGTATCGAGGTTCCTAAAGGCACTTTGATGGTAGTATCACAATTGACAGATAAAGAATACTATGCTTCTCTTGTTGAAAACGGACAGATAGGATATTCTATCGAAGGATTTTTAGGGCTTGCTCTGGAAGATTTAATAAAAAATAAAAAACAAAATAATACAATGATCTTAAAAGATGGAACCACATTTTCGGTTGATGAAAAACAATATATTGTTTTAGCCGGAGTTATCACAGAAACTGAATTAGCTAAGCCTGTAGAAGAGCCTGTTGTTGAAGAAGAGCCTGTTGAAGAAAAATTAGCAGAGCCTTCAATCGAGGAAAAACCGATTGAAGCACCAGTTATAGATGAAGCTAAAATTTTAGCTATAATCCAGCCGAAATTAGATGAGATATATAAACTGATTGCGGACCTAAAAGCTGAAGAAATTACAACTGAAGACACAACTGAGGTAACGCCGGTTGAAACAAAGATGTCAATTCACGACAAATTTGCTGCTGTAATGCAATTGGTAAAAGAGTAAATTATAAAATATCATTTATCGACACAATATATGATATAACAACAAAAACAAAAAACAAATAATAAACAATGGCAAGAAAATTAAAATTTGATTTAACTGTAGACGCAAGTGCTCTATTATGTCCAAATCCTAATGAATTCTATTCTAAAGCATATATCACGGAAGACATCGTTGATAACTATAGAACATTAGCAGGTATCAAATACAAAACAGAAATTGCGAATGTATTGTTTGATGCAAATCTTTTGAAAGCATCAAACTGCACTTGGTCTGCAGGTACTGATACTATCGCTTCAATCCCGGTTGATGTTTGCGCAGTTTCTGCAATGGCTCAAATCTGTAGATTTGATCTTGAACAATCATTCGTTTCACAATGGATGGCTAAAGGTTCAGGAGCTCCAATGGATCCTTCCGCATTTATGTCTTATTACTTTGATGAGATGTCTAAACACATCGCAGCAAACATCGAAAGCATTAGATGGAAAGGTAACACAGCAGTAAACTCTAACGACATTTATGAATTATGTACTGGTTATGAGGCTAAGCTTTGTGCTGATGCTGCAGTAGTTCAGATTGCAAGCACTACAGTAACTGCTTCTAACGTTGTTGCTGAAATGAATAAGCTTTATACTGCATTAACACCAGCATTACAAGGCAAATTGGATGTTCTTAGATTCTTTGTTAGTTCTAACGTTGCTGCTGCTTTAAGACAAGCCGGATTCGCACTTGGAAATGCAAACATCTTAGCAGTAAATTCAACTTTAAACTTGAATTTCGCTGGAATTAAAGTTGTAGTTGCTCAAGGTATGACTGCTAATACTATGGTATTAACTTCTAACACAAACTTGATCTATGCATTCGACGGAGACAACGATGCAAAAGTTCTTAAAGCTGTAAACTTGGAAGATTCTGTAGCAGAGCCTTTACTTAGAACAAGAGCAGATATTAAAATCGGTTTCTACTATGTTAACCCATCTGAGATTGTGTTCTATAG